TGCCCGGTTCTCCATGCAGCGAGTCCCCTATTGTAGATGGTCTTCACAGTCTTTAGAGGAATGCCAGTAGCCTTCGCAATATCTGGCAACGACTTAACATCTGAGCCGTACCTTTTCCGGAACTTTTGGGTGTAGGAGGAAGTCTTCGTCTTTCTTCCTTTGTCTGTTCGGAACTTGGTGTAGTCTCGCTTGAGCATCTTCTTGTAACGAGTTTCAACCTCCTTGAGAGCCCCAAGCCCCCTGAAATATTTGAGGGGTGCGTAGATTTGACCTTCTGTTCTACGCAGTTGCCCAACTTTTCGAGCAATTTGAGCATCGGTGAGAGGCATCTTACCTTTTACTTAGAAAATCTTACTACCGCATATGATAGTAATAAAACATACGAAACGAAAATAATATCATTAAATGTCCAGGTATAACCCGTGTCGAAATCACCAATAATATATTTTGTCATTAAAAGAGATATAAGTGGTATGACGTATTCCTTTCTAAAATTTGAACGGTTCTGGATATTTGTTAGGATATAAGATAATGACACAGTAAGAGCTGTAGAATTGACAAATCTGTTCATCTTACTTACCTTTTACTGAGAAGATTTACATTCACACGCCACCACACTCTCGAAATGTCCACCACACTCTTCCATAATTTTAAAGCGCTTTGATCGATCACAACCATTATTCAACGAATAAAAGTCCGGCAATCCCTTGGTCTTGTCTTCGTAACACTTAGTAATTTCAAAAGCCGAAGCAGTACCTAAATCCCCGGTAAAATACAGTTTCCACATCTCTTTTGAGATGTCTCCACCTAAATCCATCACCACCCGGTTAAAACCAAACGCATCAATATGCATGTTGTCAGAGAACTCGGGGCAAAACTGCCATTTTTTGGTATTTCTCTTTTTCAGTTTATCAACTACGCGTGGTATAAGTTCTCCTGGGACACCCATGAGTCCACGTTTCACGGGTCCCGCAACATCTCCTCTGAACGTTTGCGCGACCCTGAAGTTATTCAGCATCGTTGCCCACTTGGAGGATTCTTTCTCGATACGTTCGGCCTCGTCTCTTTCGCCTTGGGCGGATTCGTTCGCCGCCGCCGTTAACCACGAAAAATATACGTTTTTAGACCCCCCACAATCTTCCAGTAAAAGTCTCAGACGTTTTACTCGATCGGCTTGACTCAGTGAGTAGTAGTCGGGCATACCCTTGGTTTTTTCCTCGTAACACTGAGTTATTTTAAGAGCAGATTCAAGTTCCGTAGGTTTTCCATTATCCTTAGTGACGGGTTTTCCTATGACGGGGTATCCGAGATCGGTGAGAATTCTGACTTCCGCTGCAGTTTTTTGTTTTAGGTTTGATATATTATCTTGGATGGGAATTCCCGATTCTATAAAATTGTCAAAGACGGTAGAAATATATTCCAAATCTTTTTTATTCAAACGTGCTTGGATCTCCTGTGCGGGGTTATATCCGTCACGGTATTTGAAGGGGAGACGGTGTTGACCGTAACCTGGCTTGAAGTTCCTCGGCTTTTTTAAATTTTGCCTGTTCAGTGGTACTGGTATAATTTTCTGTATCGCCTCCTGGTCACCTTTAATGTACTGCAAAATCACAAAGTTATTCAGGAAGGTGGTCCACTTAGCCTTTTCCTTCTCGATACGTTCGGCTTCCTTCTTCTTACGTTCGGCCTCGTCTCTTTCGCCTTGGGCGGATTCGTTCGCCTCCTTGGAATACTTCGCCTTGGATTCTTCTTTCCCCAGCCTTTCCCTGATCTTATCCTCTTCCTCTCGCTCTTCTCTCCCGCGTTTTAGCTTGTTGCTCATATTTGTGTACGCCAGGAACCCACTGGACCCTACACAGGCGGAGGCGCCCATCACCGCGACTAACGATAGGAGTCGAGTCATTCTTACTTTTCCTTTAGATATTTAATTGCAACTTCGATCGACGGGTAGATGAGTTTTCCGAAGCGGACGCGACCCGTCCTAGGATTGTACCAGCCATCGTGTCCTTTGAACTTTGCCCTGTGGACCTCGATCATATAAAAGAATAACATTATATTTTATGTATGAGCCTATCAATCATCTGTGGCAACATGTTCAGCGGGAAAACATCCGAGCTTATCCGGCGTCTAAAATGTCGAAAGGCGATCGGTGATAAAATCTTGGTCATCAACTCGAGTAAGGACACGCGGTCTACCGAACGCGTGCTGAGAACGCACGACAACGTCACGTTCACGTGTCTCAAGGTGTATGACATCTTCGACGTGATACACATGCCGGAATTCGACGACGCCGACGTAGTTGCCATAGACGAGGCTCAATTTTTTCCTCGGCTCAAAAAGTTCGTGGAGTGTGGGATGTACGTCAACAAAAACATCATCATCGCGGGACTCGACGCGGACTCGTCGCAGCGAAAGATCGGTGAGATCATAGATTGCATCCCGATGGCGTGCGACGTGACCAAACTTTCGGCGCTTTGCATGCGATGCAAAAACGGAACTCCTGGTCCTTTCACGAAGCGCACCGTAGACGACAAAAGTCCTGAACTCATAGGAGGCTGCGACAAATACGTAGCGGTGTGCAGATACCATCTCACCTCCTATGGACATCTAGTATGAGCACGGTCCTCTTACCCACCCCTTCTTTTATCAACTCGTGGTACCTGCTATGATCGAAAAGAAATTCCCCGCCTTCTTCGTGGACGTGCTGTCCCCCGTCCGTGTAAAGAACGCATCTACCACCACTCTGCACGGTTATGTGGTATCGCAACAGGCGGTTACATTCCGCTCGGTGTGGGTCGAGTCGCATAGGACCTTCACTCACGGCGAACGCCGCCACTTTCGTTTCGACGCATGGGATCTGTTTCAGGAGACTGTTGAGTAAGGGGAAATCTTCAACCCTGTAATAATAGTAGTTATCATTCTTCTCGAACCAAGGAGAGAGGTCGTGGTAAAATCTCTTCTTCAGCGAGGGATGGACCCGTTCGAATTCCTCTTGAATCTTCTTAAAGTGGAGTTTAATCAGCGCCAGGCCGGGGTAATTGGACACCTTGCACGGACTAAACATATGGATGATGTCTCTGAACGAATTGCGTATTCCACAGAGCGGTCGACGAACGTTCTGAAAATACAGGCTGTCTAAAGGAAATTTGCAGAAATCCCACATCACCATCAGCGTGGGAACCGCCAGGACACTTTTGACCCACATTATTATCTCTGTATAAAATAAAAAACGAACGAAATGCCCGGATACACCGAACCGCTCGAGCCCGAGCCCACCAAGGAGAAGAAAGAGATCAAGTCCCGCTTCGCGATGCCCACGAAGCTCACCATCGTTCAGATGGTCCTCCTCGCGTTCCTAGTCATTCACGCGTGGACCTCCCGCAAGGTTAAGGGTGTGGTAGTTTCCACCATCGCCCTCGCCATAGGCCTCCTCCATATGTACGATCACCTCTACCGAGTTGGACGCCACGGTGGTGAGCACCTGTTCTTCCTTCCCAAGAAGGAGGAGTACGGCTGCAAGTCCTGCATGTAAAAAAATTCAAAACGTAATGTAAGTATGCGCGTCAGGATTCGTCGGAGCCCTAACCCGGCGAAGAAATTCAGGGCGACACTAGAAGACGGCAGGACTGTTGACTTTGGTGCGAGTGGATATAGCAACTACACCAAACACAAGAATCCTTCTCGTATGCGAGCGTACGTGCGGCGGCACGGCGGTAAAATATCGATGGGTCTGATTTCAGAACAGGACCCCAAAAAAATTCAGACTCGAATGTTAGACGTCGACCGAAGCGACAAAGAGAGCTGGGGTGTGAGCGGCGTAGGAAGCGCCGGTTTTTGGTCCCGATGGTATCTGTGGAGTTATCCCTCGTTCGGTCAGGTGGACAAGTTCCTGAAGAGGCGGTTCGGAATCATTGTTTCGCGTTGAGAATTTGGTCGACTAAATCTTCAGGCTGTTGCTCCATCATATCGCGGAGACTTTCACACGAGTCTTTCATCTCCATTATCGCGATGTCTACATTTGAGAACGGTAAGCACTTCTTACGCTCTTCGTCCTGGCTCTGCCACGTGCAGGAATTTCGTACCTGATCTTCGGTGAGTCTCCCGTAATCAACTTTCATCTCTTCTGTGGGTTCCATCATGTCTTTCAGGTAAGATTTCCAGTCCTGGAACCCACTGAAGGTCAGAATGCTTTCGTTACTTTTGTAATATTGCATGCCCTTTTTGATTTCCGCTCGAGCATCTTCGCTCGTCAACTCATTGTACAAGGTGCAAAGTTCCGGTGATTTTTCCTGAAGCTTTCTGAACGAGTCGAGCATCGCGTTCTTCGTCGTGAGGTCACCGGGGAGTTCTCCCTCTCTCGGGATGTCGGTGCCGATGAGTCGCAATTCGTTGGCCAAGTCCATGAACTGCCGCATCTTCTTCATCCTGACAACCTTCTCAAAGTGAGGTGAAGTTCCTGGTATGAAACCGGTGATAAAACCTCCCGCCGCCGAGCTGGACAGGGATGAGCAGCAGCACATCAGGAGAAGGAGGCTCGCCATTTGGTAGTAGTCTATATTTTTTTATGTGATTATAGTAATAAACAATGGATCCACTTTCGATGCTCAGTTTGCCAATGACCATGATGAATGTCGTTTCCGGTCTCTCCGCGGGTATTCCCGTCATCGGTGATATAACTCCCAAAACCGACGGTCCTTTGAGTGACAAGGAGTTCGGTTCCTACATCGCCAGTGTAATTTGTTTGATCATAATGATATATATGATAGTCAAAATGCCCTTCAAGACACCCCCTATTATGTTAGCCTGCTGTTGCTCCCTCTCCTCGTGCAGCAGCTCCACCAGCCGCATCGTTGACGAATCCAAGCGTCGTATGGCGTCCTCTCCGGCCGAGGAGTGAGTCAATTTCAAATAAAGTTGTCCACGCGATACATGTTCACATTGAACGACCCTTTCCCCGTGACGTCGACTGATTCACTAGAATGAAGTTCCTGGCAGCCGACGTCATCCATGCAATCTCTGTCCTTGTGTCCCACAGGTATGGAATATAGATTATCACCCCCCGTAGTCGTGTAGAAGTGATACCGATCTCGCCTGCCCCTGACCTCCTTACCATATAAGGGTAAGGTTTCCCCTTGCTCGCCTGTTAAGACTCCCATCTGGTGGAAGACACCCGGCTTCCAACTTCGAATAGGTGGCTGACGGAATTCCGGCTCCATCCGAGGGGGAGGAGGCGCCCTCGCGGTGCGAAAAACTGGGCGAGAGACGACGACCTTCTTGGGGTTGGCCAAGAGGTAGGCCACGGTTGCTATAAGGGTGATTACGACGACCATCATCACTTGGGATTTAGTCTGCTTCTTCATATTACAGTCTAATTAGATTTTTTCTGAGTTTCACCGCTATGTCGTATAGTAATAACAGGACCAGAATTCCCAATATATAAGGAATCGTATTGGTCAACGACTGGACCCCGGATTCGACGATTAAAAAGACGGTCTCGACCGTCGTCGCCCCCCTCTCTACAGCCCCTCCGATACTTCCCACGAGCACAAAAGGACATCGTATTAGTTTGTAAAAGGCTAATCGAATCTCCTGTTTCGTCCTAATGTAATTCATGACACCATTATGCACCGCCGCAACCCTGGCGAGGTGCTCCTTGTGACTGTAATACACTTGTAAAATTTTCAGTTTGTGATTAAGAAATTGTTCGTACGCACTGACTGAATTTAGTACGGTTATCAGTAATAATATGATGGTACTACCATACCACAACCTGTACATATTACTAATTTAGTACGAAAGCTCTAAGCTCCATGCTTCATTCTGACGCACACAAGACACCCGACCCCCACGAGGCCGTCGAACCGAATTTCACGAAAGGTGTATTTAAGCGCCTAAAACGTATCCTGTTGCTACCGCCGTGCACACATTTGAAGCGTCGCTCTCAAATACCCCCG